AAAAACTACAGAGACAGCTGAGTCCACTATACGAGTATTGTAGACCGGCATGGGAGCAGCTCCAGCCACTAGTTGGCGATTTATATGGAGCTAATGCAACAAAAGATCATGTAGAGATATCAGAAATGAAAATGGACCGCGAAGGGACATTTGCGCCACAGCCGGAAATATGGTTACGAGCAACAACACTGGTGGATGCGAAGCTTGAAGTAGCATTAACCTCACGAGCATTAACCCACGCGGAAACGATGGATGTGATGCGAGAGAATTTGCATAAGGGACCAGGAATTCCGTGGCGGCAAATGGGCTTTGTGTCTAGACAAGCATGCTTTGCGGATCAGGATTTTCAAGAGTTTTTACAACATGCGTATTATACGCCACTCTGGAAGGTAACACCTAAAATGGACGAATGGTTAACAGCAACAGAGATTTTAACAGATAAGAAAATACGAACATTTATTATACCAGATGTGGTTTTGTTATATTGGCAATTACGACTATTTCATATGGGCAATGAACAGTTGAAGAACCATTGGTGGTCAGCATACGGTTTTAACCCTTTTCGAGGGGGGGTAAATCGCATGGCAAGACGATTGGCTGAAAAGCAATTTCGATGGTCTGTGGATTGGTCTGGATGGGATAGGTCGTGTCATATAATGAATGCGTTATATAGGAGAGCGAAATTTTTAAATCGATTTGATGGACAGGAGACGATACCTATGGAGCGAATTGCGTGGACGATTAGGCACACGGGGATGGCAACGATTGTGCTATCTAATGGTGATGTAGTCCTTCGGAAGGATGGCAATTGCTCGGGATCAGGAATGACAACAGCAAATAATATAGAGGCAGCAATGGAGACATGGACTTATATATTAATAGTAGCATATCGAGAAGCGACGGGCCAGTGGCCGTCAATGGAATATATAGCGACACAGATCCTTTATCTCTTTGGAGACGATTCGATTTGTGCAGCAGACGCAGTATTTTACCTGATTGGAAATAGAGCATGGTTAGATGCACGCGCAAAAGAGCTTAAATTGATAGTGAAACTGTTTGAAGGAGGATTTGATTATGATATACAGAAACTACAATTTTTAGGATTCTCGTGTGTGTTTAACGAAGATGATCGGGTATGGTATCCGAAGTGGAGCAGAGAGCGATTAATAACACCATTGTGCTATACGATAGGGAGAACGCAAGTAGAGAATTGGGTGAGTGCGTATTACTCGATTTTGTTACTGAGTTTTCAACTAGAAGAGTTCCCTTTGATACGAGCATGTTATATTAAATTTTTACAAGCACTGAAAGATAAGAAGATGGGAATCCGGCCAGCGATTCGAAGTTTTATAGAGCGAGGAGCTCCTACAGTGGGGCAGATTAAAGCTTTTTACTTAGGCTATGAAACGAATATATGGCACGGTCGTCTATGGCGGCCGGTGGAGGAGGCTAGGGCCATTTTGTTACGTAGCTGGATGTTTGGACAGCAAGTAATAACGTTATTTCAGTGTAGTACAACAGATCAAGGCGATGGCACATTTTTGTGTACAAGTACATATCAAGATGGAGCATCGTCACAATTAGTGGGGTCAGGACCCACAATGATGGAAGCGTATGATGATTGGATGGAAGAAGTGCAAGATGCAATAGAGCGGTCCGCACTCAAGTGGAGCCCGGAACCAGTGGATGAAGAGGCAGAGATGTTGATTCGATTTCTTACTTCGGTATCAGATATTGAGTCTCCTCCGTTTCTCAGGAAACACCGGACGAGAGCTGGAGTGATGAACTTATTGCGTCGAGTCGGAACCTACTTTTCAACGACGCCAACGAGAGAGAATAGAACTAGAGGCATGGTAGATGTTAAATCAGGAAAGTTTTATAACCAGGGAGGTTATGATGGATGGGGAGCAGAGTGCATTATTACGAAACAACAGTTTGACCAGATGATGGCAAAGAAAGATCCCTCATACATGAAACTACCCGCGGCAGTAAGACGAAGTAAGTGGCGCAATTACAAGCGAAAGCAAGGGATTGGAGGACCACCGCGACCAATGCCCGTGAAGCGAAGACCCCCTCGGGGGCCACGACCACCACGACAATCTGTTTTCGGCGCAACGCGAAAGCAGAATCGTAGTGAGATAGGAACAAAGAGACCTGCGAAACCCCCGCCTTCGGGTGGAGGGTTGTCTTTATGTGCGCAGAAATACGCTGTAGCCGTAGTTAATCCATTTGGGATGGTGGATGCAACATCGCAACAGGCAAACAGCCAAGTATTTAGGAAGGGGCGAGATTTTGATGGATCAGACGCGTGTATCCCGAGCTTTCCGGCTCTGAAGAGTAGGAGGGCGAAAGTGTTTATGAACGGAGTTTGGTCAACATGTTCGGATGGGAATGGCTCAATGGCATTCGCACCGAGGCGCTTAGCAAATAATTATGGTACGGGAGATTCAGCACCCCCTCTGATTTTTACCGTAGCAACATCCCCAATAATACCTGGGGCACCAACATTTCCCCCATTGGATAATTTTTTACCGACAGGTTATGCATTTAACAACTGGAATTCAGATTATACGATGGCGGCGTTAGCAGTGAGTGCGACAGATCAAGG